ATGATGTGTAATGTTAGTGTATTATATATATATATTTACTATATATATTATATATCAGATACTTAGCCGTAAAACATTAATGTAAATTAATGTTTATGTGGGTAAAATTTTAAGAATTGAACCGTAAAAAAATGAAGTCATTAACTATTTAGGCGATTTTTTACTACTTTTTTATACAGAAATACGAGTTGTTGCAAAGTGAGAAAAATATATTATCTTTGCACCATGAAAATTAAACAAGACAACCGAAATTACAGAAAGCATTCTGATAGGAACAAGGCTTTAATTAGCAAATCGCTTACAGATACAGGTGCAGGGCGTTCTATTTTGATAGATGCAGACTTTTCTATAATAGCTGGTAACGGCGTACATTCTCAATGGGGTGATAAACCAATTCGTATCATTGAATCGGACGGCAGCGAACTGATAGCAATACAGCGAACAGACCTACATACAGACGACCCAAAACGCAAGCAATTAGCGATTATGGATAATAGTTCATCTGATAGCTCGGAGTTTGATATGGAATTGTTGCAATGCGATTTTGAGGGGTTTGAGTTGGAAGAGATGGGAGTGGAACTTTTGGCAATGGAAGAGGAGGTTTTGGAAGCTGAAGAAGATGATTTTGATGTGCCAGAAGGTGGAATTGAAACGGATATTGTTTTAGGTGATTTGTTTGAAATAGGAAGCCATCGTTTGCTTTGTGGCGATAGTACCGATTCGGATTCAGTGGATAAACTCATGAATGGAGAAAAGGCTGATATGGCACATAACGATCCACCATACGGAATGAAGAAAGAAAAAGAAGGAGTTATAAATGACAATCTAAACTATGCTGATTTGCTTGATTTTAATAGGGAGTGGATTTATACACAATTTATGTACTTAAAAGAAAATGGAAGTTGGTATTGTTGGGGTATTGATGAACCATTAATGGATATTTATAGCGAAATATTAAAGCCATATATTGCAGAACAAAAGGCAACTTTTAGAAACATAATTACTTGGGATAAAGGAAATGGTCAAGGGCAAAATTCAGAGAATACAAGAAGTTATGCAATAGCAGATGAAAAGTGTTTATTTGTTATGATGGGTATTCAAGGCTTTAATAATAACGCAGATAATTATTTTGAGGGTTGGGAACCGATATCAAAATATTTAAGAGGACAAAAAGAAAAAGCGAAGTTTACCGCTAGTGATATACATAGAATCCTAGAAACAGCCAACAATGGGGGTGGTTTAGCAAGTCATTATTTTGGGAAAAGTCAGTGGATGCTACCTACGGAAGAACACTATCTAAAACTTCAAAACTACTGCCAACAAAACAATATAGAAGCTTTCAAAAAAGAATACGAAGAAATCAAAAAAGAATACGAAGAAATCAAAAAAGAATACTATTCAACACGGGCATATTTTAATAATACACACGACAACTTTAACAATGTTTGGAAATTTGATAGGCATTTAAGACAAGGAGATGAAGGTGGACACGCAACTCCTAAACCTATACCTTTATGCGAAAGAGCAATAAAATCAAGTTGCACTGATGATGGATTAGTTTTAGATGGATTTCTAGGCTCAGGTTCTACAATGGTCGCATCACACCAACTTAAACGCAAGTGTTACGGAATGGAACTTGAACCAAAGTATTGCCAAGTAATCGTTGACCGTATGCGAAAACTTGACACGACATTGGTAATTAAAAAGAACGGTGAAATTTATTCTTAATTACAGTTGAAAAACTGTTGATAAAATGAACGATTATAATTTAGAAAAACGTGTACCATTTGAGCCGAACGATGACCGTATTAATCGGGATGGACGACCCAAAGGCAGCCGCAACCGAAGTACAATAGTTCGGGAGTGGCTAGAGGTGCAGCAAAAAGTTAAGAACCCTATCACGGGGGAAACGGCAACGTTAGACCAATTCGACATGATGACCCTTGCAGCTATCTCAAAGGCTCGTAAAGGCGACATACAAGCATATAAGGAAGTATCACAATATATGCCTGATAATCAAGAAAAAGAAACAGATACAGATGTAATTATTAACACTTTAAATTTAAGAGATACAATAATTCAAAAGCATTACGAATTTTTTGATAAGGGATATGATTGGAACATATCATCTGGGGGCAGTCGTAGCGGAAAAACTTTTAACTTTCTTAAATGGGCATTTCTGCAAACTAAAAAAGAGCGTTTTGATTTGAATATAATCGCACCATCGTTTAAAATGTTGGAGCTTGGTTCGTTTGTTGACCTTAAAAATATTCTTTCGGAGTTTGCACCTGAAATAAAAATACCAGAACGGGCTACAAAATTAGATTTGTATAATGGGAGCCGATGGACATTTGAAGTAGTGACCAACGAAAACGAAGCAAAACGAAATAGAGTAAATGTATTTGCGAATGAAGCGGACGGGATTCCTCGGGAGGTTGCAATGTTATTAGGTCGGGCAAGTGGAAGGAAGTTTGTAGATTTTAATCCAGTTAAGAAATTTTGGGCGCATGAAAAAATAAAGGAGGACGGTACAAATTTACTGTCATCAACTTGGGAAGACAATCCTTATTTATCAAAAAGTCAGTTGCAATGGTTTGAGGACCTGAAACGAAACGGAGAATTTGCAGAGGATGGTAGCCCTGAAAAATACGCATACGATGTTTACTATTGCGGTAATTATTCCATTTTAAGCGGAAAAGCGTATGAGTTAAGCGATTTCGACATACGAGATAAAGTCCCTGCAAAATTTGACTACATGATTTCATATAGTGACCCGTCCTTAGGTGTTGGAGCTGATTTTTTTGCAAGCTTATTGTTTGGAATAAAAGGAAAAGACGTTTGGGCAGTTGATTGTATTTTTTCACAATTCACTACAACGGCTGGATTCATTGAGCAGTTAAAAGCGTGGGATGCTGAATATGGAGCGGTTGACCATTACGCAGAAAAAAACGGCACGAGCGGAGTTGTTACAAAAGCTGCAAAAGAGATGTACGATGGTGTTTTAATGGAAGTTTCAAATCCTGACAAAAAGGAAGCGGACATAATCGTTTATTCAACAACTGCAAAAAGATTTAAATTCAAACGCAGTCAAAAAATGATTAACTTTATCAACCAATGTGTTGAGTTTCCGAATAGCGAGCACGATGATGCCCCTGACTGTTTAGGTCGTGGCGCAAAAGTTTTATTGAAAAATTTTGATTTATAAAAATAATTGTTATACATTTGCATTATGAAGTTTGGAAAAATAGTATATAAAGCGAATTTAGATGGCGATTGCACCATCGAACAGCAGATAATTGAAGCGGAACGCGATTCGATACATGGTGTTCATGTGTCGGTCAATAGGCGGTTTGAAAAGGCTTTGATATACGACTTAACTCGGACTGTCTGCAACATTCTTTCTAATGCAAGTATTAAATTTAATGGTTTATCAACTCCATTAACAAAAAGCTTAGAAAGCAATTTGATAGAGATATTTTTTCAGTTGCACAAAACAGGTAAATGTTTTTTAGTATTTGATGAGAATGGCAACATTGAAAAAATTAATAGTTACAAAGGTAATGTTGAACTAATCGACCCTGCTTATAAAATTTCTGGATATACGCAAAGGAGTGCAGCCGAGAAAGCTCTCGAGATGTACGGTGTTGTGACAGATGCATTGTTTAGCGTGATTGATGAGCGTGGTGTTTTAGGAATGTTTTCTCCGCAAAAGGATACAATAATTAAACCGACACAAGCCGCAAAATTATACGATGCATTTAAAAATATCTTTGGAGTTAAAAAAGGGCAGCGTAAATTTATGGTTACTGAAGTTCCAATGAATTACAGCGGTGTTTCAATTCCAGTTAAGGATTTAGATTTACTGTTAAACAAAAAAGATGCCACGGGAACGGTAGCGAGAATTTACGGAATAGGTGAAGACATGATTCAATCTGGTTCGACATTCGATAATAAAGACGCTGCAATAATTCAAACTTATAGTGATTACAAGGGATTAATTTATGGTTGGATTTCACAAATTGAAGACCAATTACTTTCATTTAGAAATCCAGAACAATATGAGATAACATTTACAGGCGTTCCGCAATTAGTTAAACCAATACAACCGACGTTATAAAATGGAAAAG